TTGTCCTGTGGTCCGACAGTCAGCAGCAGACCTTGGGCAAGACAGGCAACCGGCGCTATGATCGGCGCGGCACCATCCTGTTCCAAGTGTTTGACACCGCAGGCAATGGCGTGCAAGTTACCGATGGAATTGTGCAACACATCCGTGATATGTTCGAAGGTGTCCGGGCTGACGGTGTTGTGTATCTTGACGCCCAGCGCCGCCGCATCGGTGTGGATGGCCGGTGGGATCAGACCAATGTTGAAGTGGCTTTCTACCACGAAGAAGTGAAATAGGAGACAGCACAAGATGGCCCGCGTACTTACCAACAATGTGGCGCTGAACTACTGCATCGAATCCAGCCTTGGCGTTGCTGGCACCGCATGGCAGCAGACAGAGCCAAACAGCATCGACACCTTCGGTGCTGAAATCACGACCGTGGCACGGTCGCCCATTTCCAGGCTGAAGCAGCGCCGCAAGGGAACCATCGTTGACCTTGACAGCGCCGTGGAGTTCGAAGCGGACTTCACCATGGCTTCGGCGCTGGACTTCATCGAAGGCTTCTGCTTCGCAGCTGCCGCCGGTGGCACCGAATTCGCGCCGACTTCCTGCACGACCAGTGCCTTCGTCGTGGCTTCCGGCGGATCGCTTGCAGCTGGCACCCTTGTCTACGTGCGTGGCGCAACCAATGACGCCAACAACGGCCTGCACGTGGTGGACACTGGTTCGACCGGCACCAGCATCGCTGTCACGTCTTCGCTGACCGCTGAAACCTTCACCGCTGCCAACAACGTCACACTGGAAGTGGCTGGCGTGCGCGGCGCAGCCGGTGACTTCGAAATCAACAGCGATGGCAACCTGATCAGCACCACGCTGGACTTCACCACGCTGGACCTGACCGCTGGCCAGTTCATCTGGATCGGCGGCGCTGTTGCGGCCAACCAGTTCTTCCAGCAGGCCAACGCCAGCGTGAACTACGGTCTGGCGCGGATCGTGTCCGTGGCAGCCAACCTGATCGTTCTGGACAAGAAGACCAGCACCTACGTGGCCGACGATGGCACCAGCACTGGTGCTGGCGGCACCGCCCGTCAGATTGACCTTTTCTTCGGACGCTTCGTCCGCAACGTGTCAACCGACGATGCTGACTATCTGGAACGCACGTTCCAGTTCGAAGGTGAAATGCCGGACCTTGGTGGTGTAGGCACTGACGAATATGTCTATGCGCTGGGCAACTTCTGCAACACCATGGCGATCAACCTGCCCGGACAGGACAAGGCCACTATCAGCTTCGGCTTCATCGGCACCGACACCGAAGTGCCGACGACCACCCGCAAGTCCGGCGCATCGACCGCCAAGAAGGTGACTCGCCAGTCGGCCCTGAACACCACGTCCGACATTGCACGCCTGCGTGTGACGGAAGTGGATGAAACTGGCATGACGACCGACTTCAAGGAAATGACGCTGAACATCAACAACAACGTGTCCCCGGAAAAGGTTCTGGGTGTACTGGGTGCCCGGTACATGAACAGCGGCAACTTCGAAATCGACATCGAAGCGCAGCTGGTCTTCACGAATTCGGATGTGGTGGACGCGATCCGCAACAACACGACCGTGACCATGGACATGCTGTTGAAGAACGATGACGGCGGCGTGGCCATCGACATCCCGTCCATGACCTTGGGCGATGGTTCGATGGAATTCCCGCTGAATGAAAGCGTTCTGATCAATGTGGCCGCCCAAGCGTTCAAGGACGACACGCTGGAAACCTCTATGGGTGTTTCCTTCTTCCCGTACCTGCCGAACGTGACCGGCGGCGCATAACCGGAACAGTTTGCGCAGACTGGGGCGGCCAGCTTTGTCGGGAAGCTGGCCGCCCGTTCCCCGACAATCCCGACACAGGAGACATCCCGATGGTTGACTTTTCCAATGTTGCCAAGCTGAAGTTCGATGGCAAGCCTGTTCCCTTCATCATTGACGAACTGGAAGGATCGCCCACCCTGTTCGTGCTGCCAGCCAACGACAGCAACGAAGAACTTCTGAACTACGTGCTGAAGAACAGCGCCAAGTTGACGCGCCTGTCGCGTCAGAAGGCTGACGCCAACATGCTGGCCGCCACCCGCAAGCAGGACCGGGACACCTATTCCCGCTTCGTGATCAAGGGCTGGGATGATGTCGTGGAAGCCAGCGGCAAGGCTGTTCCCTTCAGCCAGCAGAACTGCCACGACTTCCTGACGGCGCTGCCGGACTTCATCTTCGACCGCCTGCGGAATTTCTGCATGACACCCGCCAACTTCATGAACGTGGGTGATGACATTGGGCTGCCCGAACCGGGCGAACCGGCAGAACCGGGAAACTAGCCAAGCGATTGCTGTGGGAAGCCCGTCTTTCACGGGACGGGTTTTCCATAGAAGCGGCAATCGCCAAGGGACGTGATCTGCCGGACTGGTATCTGGACGAACCAGAAGTCCTGCCGGGCGATCAGTTCTACATGCAGGCATTCTTCGAATTGTCCACTTGTCGCAACTACAGCGCCATGGGCGACATGCTGCCTATTCCATGGACCGCCATTGTGCACTATGGTAACTTGCACGGACTTAAAGGTCTGATGCTTGACCACTTCTGCACATGCGTCCGCGCCATGGATAACGCCTACATGGATTGGCGGCGCGAATCACAGGAGAAGGCCAAGCGGGCACGGACTGAAGATCGCATGACTGGCAACCGCCGAAGGACACCGAAGCATGGCTGACTACAAGATCAACGTCATCGTGGACCCTTCCCGCGCCAGCACCGGCACCAAGAAGGTGAAGGATGATCTGGATGGTGTTGCCAAGAAGGCACGCGGTGCCCAGAAGGAAATCACCGGCATCGGCAAAGCGGCCAACAGCGCCGCGTCCGCAGTCAAGGGACTGTTCACGGCGGCAGCTGTCTTCGCTGGCGTCAACATCCTGCGCAACTTCGGGCAGGAAATGTCCACGGTGACAGCCATCACGGGCGCGACCGGAGACAAGTTCGACCAGCTGCGGGAGAAGGCCAAGGGACTGGGCGCGACCACCCGCTTCAGCGCCAGTGAAGCCGCGCAAGGTATGCAGTTCCTTGCCCGCGCTGGCTTCGACGCAGATCAGGTGCTGGGATCAATCGAAGGCACCCTGACGCTGGCGCAGGCAGGCGCACTGGACCTTGCCAGCGCCGCTGACATTGCGTCCAACGTCCTGACCGGCATGGGCTTGGAAGTCGATCAGACAGCCCGCGTGGTGGACGTTCTGGCACTGGCGTCCAACCGATCCAACACCAACGTGCGCCAGCTGGGCGATGCCTTCAAGTTCGTGGCACCGATTGCTTCGGCGCTGGGTGTTGAACTGGAAGAAGCAGGCGCGGCCATTGGCGTGCTGTCGAACGCTGGTCTGCAAGGCAGCACCGCAGGCACGGGCTTGCGGAAGACCCTGACTTCGCTGATCAACCCTTCGGCCATGACCAAGGGCATCATCGCTGACCTTGGGCTGACGATGGAGCAAGTCAACCCGCAGACGCAGGGACTGTCCACCGTGCTGTCACGGCTGTCTGAAGCGGGATTGACGGCTGCGCAGGCCATGCAGATTGCTGGCGATCGCGGCGGCCCGGCGTTGCAGGTTCTGACGCAGAACGTGGACGGTATCAAGACCCTGCGCACGGAACTGGATGGCGCTGCTGGCAAGGCCAAGCAGATGGCTGACGTGATGGACGACAACCTGAACGGTTCGTTCCTTGCTGCCTATTCCGCACTGGAAGCATTCGTCATCGAACTTGGTGATGCGGGCTTGACCACGGCAATCCGTACAGCGGTGGACGGCATTGCCTTGCTGTTTCGTGGGCTTGCTGAACTGGCACCCGCCATCTTGGCTGTGTCCACAGCCATCGGTGTGAGCCTTGCAGCTGGCGCGATTCCCACGGCGATCACGGCCCTGACGCGCCTGTTCTTCACGATCACCGGCGGCACCACGACCATGGCTGCCGCATCACTGGCGACCGGCGGCTTCACCACGGCGATCCGCGCACTGTTCCTTGCCATCAGCACCAGCCCACTGGGCTTCTTCGGCACGGCACTGGCTTCGCTGATCATCTACATCACGCTGACCAGTGACGCCCTGTCCACGCTTTATAACTGGTTCGTCAGCCTTGGAACTTTCATCACCGGCATCTTCAAGGTGGTTCTGGACAGCATTCAGGCCACGCTGGCGGCCATCGGCCTGAACCTTGACACGGTGTCCATCGCCATCGGTCTGGCCACCGGCGCAATCGTGCTGGCCACCCCGGCATGGCTGGCGCTGGCCAACATGATCCTGACCAGCATGGTGCCTGCGATCAGCACGCTGGCCACGTCACTTTGGGCCACGCTGGGACCGGCATTGACCGCAACCATTGCCAGCGTGAAGTCGCTGGCCATCGCCTTCGCTAATCCGAAGATTCTGCTGATCACTGGCGTCATCACCGGGCTGGCTGTCGCCATGGTGGTGCTGACCGGCAACACGGAAAACGCGATCAAGGTCTGGCGCGAGTGGACCGGCGCGACCGGCGAAGCTGCGGAAACCACCGAAAAGGCCAAGGACGAAGTTGAAGACCTGACCGACAAGGTGAAAAAATACAAGAAGCAGATCAAGGATCAGCGCAAGGAACAGAAGGCCATGAACTTGGCCTTGGCACAGCTGGAAGATGAAGCCGGTGGTGCGGGCGATGCTGTCGGCCAGCTGAACACCAACCTGTCCAGCGCCAACACCACCATGGGTTCCACAGCAACCAGCACTGATGGTGCAGCAGACAGCATGAAGAAGCTGTCGGATGAAACCATCAATGCAGACGATGTGGTCAAGGAACTGGTGAAGTCCCTGACGAAGATCGAAACCGTGCTGGCCGATGTTGCCAAGGCATGGAAGGACTTGGCCAAGGAAATTGCTAACGCGGGCAAGGCTTCTGCTTCGACCGCAGGCGCTATGGCAAACGCTGCCAGCAAGCCGTCCAGTATGGGACAAGGCAGTGCGGCAGAATGCTGCTGCTGCGAAAACAGCGGCCCGGTGCCGGAACCGGGCGCACCGGGCGGACCACCTGCGGGTTCCAGGGGCGGCATAGGCGGACCACCTGCGGGTTCCAGGGGCGGCATAGGCGGCACCAGCACGTCTTCCGGTGGTGGCACATCTTCTGGCAGATCGTCCGGCGGTGGCGGCAGCACCTTCGGTGCCTTCGGCAAGAACCAGTTTGGTGGCAAGAAGTACACTGTCGGCGGCGGCAATATCTTGCGCGCAAGGGTTCAGACGTCTGTTGCAGACTTCGCCGGAACATACGAAGACCTGATGGCCGCCAACAAGTCCGCCAAGGAACAGGCGCTTGGCGCTGCCCGTCTGGCGCTTGGCTATGACCTGCTGAACCAGACGATCCAGCAGCAGCTGCGCGATGGCCTGATCAGCAAAGCGGAAGCAGCAGCCAAGTTCACGCAGGGACTTGGACTGGTCAGCCGTGGCATTGACGATCCATCAATCGCTGAAAAGCTGCGGGCTGCCGGTGATACGATCTTTTCCAGCCTGATTGATCAGGTGAACGTGGCGACTGTCGATGCTGCTGACTTCATCACCAAGCAGAAGGTCGCGATCGGTGGGCGCGGCAAGTTCGGGATCCAGGACATTCACGACCAGCTGATAGCCAGGAATTTTGACAGCAGCGAGAACCCTTTCGAGTTCATCAGCCTGTTTGCGGACAGTGCTGTGGACAGCCTGACTGACTCCACCAAGGGAATTGGCAGCGCAACTGGTGGCATCAGTGGCATGAACGGTGCCATCAACCGCAACACGGAAACACTGGAAGCCGGGCTTGACCGCTACACGCTGGCCAAACGCAACGTGTCTGACCAGTACCGCCCCGGACTGCCGCAGGCAACAGCTGCCAGCGGCGGCTACGGTGTGGCTGGCAGCCTGTTTGACCGGATGGACTACAGCTTGCCCAGTGGGCGCGGAAGTGGCGCTGGTGGCGTGTCTGTCAGCGGTGGCATCACCATCTATGCCAACAGCGAAGAAGGCGGCAGGCAGGCTGCGCTGGCCTTCCAGAACCAGCTGGCGCGGACTGCCCGCACTGGCGCACGGCGCACGGGATAATCGGACATGATCACGATTGACGCAGTTCAGATTGACGAAGACATCGAACGTGGTGCCGAAGGCGGCCCGGAGTTCAGCACCATCATCGTCACAGCAGCTTCGGGCGCGGAGTATGCAGACCAGCGATGGTCGCATCCACGCCGGAAGTGGAATATTGCTTACGGCATTCAGTCGAACAGCGACCTGCAATCCATCGTTGCCTTCTTCAAGGCGCGTGCCGGACGGGCGCGCGGCTTCTTGTTCAAGGACTGGATGGACTACACCCTGACCGACGAAAACATCGGCACCGGCAACAGCACGGACGGCACGGACGGCACGGCAGCCTTCCAGATCACCAAGCTGTACACGGACGCGGTGAACCCATACACCCGGAACATCACCCGCCCGAACGCCACAGGCTTCGTGGTGAAGGTGGATGGAACAACCAAGACCCTGACCACCCACTACACGATCAACACCACCACAGGTGTCATCACGTTCACGGCAGGCAACCGCCCACTTGCTGGGCAAGCCATCACCGTGACCGGCGAATTCTTCGTGCCTGTCCGCTTCGACACGGACTTTCTTGAAATCAGCGCGGAGTGGGCGCAGGCTGGATCACTGCCAGACATCGACATCATCGAACTGAAGGAATAGCACCGTGGCCCTGACACTTGACAGCGGGTTCTTGGCGGCACTTCAGGGCGGCACCACCAAGCTGGCGCGACTGGTGACGATCACCCGGACCGATGGAACTGTCTACCGCTACACCGACCACGACCGGGATTTGGTGTACAGCGCACAGACGTACAGCGCCACCGGCTTCGTGGCGGTGTCCAACATCAGCCGATCCCTGCGCGGCGAACCGCAGACCGCCGATCTGGATGTGGTCTTCTTCGCTGGCGGCATCACCTTCGCTGACGTGTCCGCTGGGCTGTTCAGGAAGTGCACCGTGCGTGTGGACGTGGTGAACTGGGGCAACCTTGCCCAGACCGGCCCCACGATCTTCTACGGCCAGTCCAGCAGCATCGTGGTGGAAGGCAAGCAGCGGGCAACCTTCAGCCTTGCTGGCCGCCTGAACGCTGTCCTGAACACCCTTGGCGAAGTCTACAGCCCGGAGTGCCGGGCGCGGCTGGGTGACAGCCGCTGCGGTGTGGACATCGAATCGTTCAAGACCACCGGCACCGTCAAGGCAGTGGACAACAACCGCAAGTTCACCGTGGAATTCGCAGTCAACCCCGACAACCAATACTACGCGCTGGGCGAAATCCTGTGGACCAGCGGCAACAACAATGGCTTGCGCATGGAAGTGCTGGACCAGTATGCTGTGACTTCGCCAGATGATCAGATCATCTTGGCGTTGAACATGCCGGAAACGGTTCAGGTGGGAGACACGTTCACCATGTATGCGGGCTGTGATCAGCGACCGACCACCTGCACCACGAAGTTCAACAACAAGGTGAACTATCGCGGCGAAGACTTCTTGTCCGGCCCGGACAAGATCAGGGATGTGCCACGCTTCGAAGCCGCAGAAGAATCGGGCGGATCGGCTGTCAACAAGACCGGCTATGGACGGCTGGTGCCGGGCCCCATCCTCCGGGGGAGATAGGAGTCGTGTAATGCCCACCAGCCTGCCTAACAGCTTCACGACCAAGGTGGACGACCGCTATCTGTCCGGCTATGACACCAGCGGACGGAAGACCGGCCCACGGCTGCGGGAAACCCGTGTCGCAGCCCAATCCACCTATGGCACGCCGATCCCTGTGTCTTCAGGCTACCGTCCGCTGTGGGGCAACATCATCTGGTCGGAAGCACTAGAAGAATTCGAGTATGAGGACGGCCAGCAGCTGAGCTACGAATACCAAGGCACCTTCGCTGTCAGCTTCGGCTACAACCTGACCAAATCCGCGAACACCAATGTGGTGGCGATCTGGATGGATGGACAGCTGGTCTATGACACCCGCAAGACCAGTCGCGTGCAGGCCAGCTGGCTGAAGTTCCGATTCTATCCCGGCACCGAAACACAGAAACCGGACCCGAAGATCATTGCAGGCGAAGGCGCTGGCAACGTGTCCGCTTACCGTGGGCAAATCTACGTCGTGTTTGAAGACCTGCCACTGGGCGCATATGACAACAAGATTCCGGCGGTGAAGATACTGGTCAGCGATACAGCTGTATCAGCTGATACAGAATCACTGGCAGCGTCTGGTTCCAGTAACAACCGCGCCTTCGTTGCGGATTGGAACCGGGAACTTCTGTATGTCATCAATAAGGTGACAGGCACGGACGAAGACCTGTTCGTGTACGATCTGGCGACCAAAGCCTTCATTGAAGCACGACCGCTGAACCAGAACGACCCGACGCATCCGGGCAGCGACAGCTTGTTCAACCTTGACTTCATCCCATGGCTGAACAGGTGTGTGATGATCAACAGCAGGGTGTCCACCGGACGTGATGCCGTGCTGATCAACCCCGACACCGGGCTGCACGTGGCGAAGGCAAGCAGTCCAAATCAGGTGCAGACCTTTGTGCCACACTACGTGGACACACCCTTCGGTCGTTACACGTACCTGCTGGCCTACGGTGTGACCCACGCCATCGACATATTCCAGATTGATCCTGCTGGCAGCTTCACCTTGGTCAAGTCCAGCTTGGCGAAGCCCACCGGGACCAGCGGCACTTTCCACCGGATTGCTGGACCGCGTGATGAACGCACGTGCACGTTCTACTTCGGCAGCGACGGCGACGACACTGTTCACCAGTTGGTGATCACGCCCACGCTGATTGGGATTGACAACACGCAAGCATTCCTTGTGACCGAAGACGTGTTCCAGAACCCGGATGGCGACGGCACCACTGAACTGCGTGGCATGGTCTACGACCGTTTGCAGAACCAGCTGATCGTCACCTACGCGGACCTGCACGTGCATAAGTGGGACATCACCACGGACACCGTGATCTGGTCCATTGACGACCTGCCTGCGGCCATGTCCACGTCTGACCACAAGTGCTATCTGCACGACATCACTGGCGGCTACTGGACCTTCCTTGCAGGCAGCGGCTTGATCATGGAAGTTGACCTGACACGCGGTGAGTGGAAGTCCTACAGCAACACGTCCGGCACGATCCAGTCCCGCAACGCGCTGTCCAGCAGTCGCTGGAACATGGTGGTCGGAACCGGCCTTGCCAACGGTGTGGTGTCCGTCAACCGATACCGCACGCTGTCGAACAGCCGCTTGAACTTGGGCGATCTGCTGGAAGACCTTGCAGTCGATGTTGGCTACACGGACGCCGAAGTCGTGATCGACACCACACTGACGGACCAAGTCACGGGCTTCCTGACGGACAAGACCGGCACACTGATCGAAATCCTTGAACCGATCCGTTCTGTCTACGGTCTGGAAATCTTGGAGACTGGAACCACGCTGAAGATACAGGCGCGGAACAAGGGTGTGGCCGCGCCGAACTTCTCCATCACTGAAGACGAACTGATCGCGGACATCGGGGACGAACCCTTCGAACTGGAACTGACGGAAGAACAGTCCATCCCCACCCGCGTGAATGTGACCTATATCGAACCGGAACTTGGCTACAACTTCGCCACCCAGACAGCGTTCCGTTCTGGCCAGACACGTGCGACCGACACCGCCGGGCAGGTGACATGGAACCTGCCGCTGGTGATCACGGCAGACGAAGCAAAATATGGTGCCTACAATACGCTCTACAACCCATGGATCAGTCAGAAGACGGCCAGCTTCACGCTGCCGCCTGAATACATGCGGGTGGAACCCGGCGACATCATCAGCATCACCTACAACAGCGTGGCCTACACGCTGAAGGTGGTTGAATGGCAGATGAATGAAGACTTCACCGTGACAATCACCGCAGAAACATTCCAGTTCTTCGAAGACTTCACGGTATCGGCGTTCTTCGGCACGCCCCACGATCAGGAACTGCCCACGGTGCTTGGGCAGAACCTTGTCCGGCTGTATGTCTTCGAACTGCCGCCGCTGTGGGATGCCGATGAAGTGTCCGGCATTTCCGCGACTATCGCGGAACCGTCCGGCCTTGTCTATGTGGTGCCCACGCCGGGCATCCTGACAAACAGCTGGGGCGGCGCTGACGTGTACTGGGGCGAAGCCTTGGGCAGCCAGTACCAATACAATCCGAACGGCGCTGACGCCACCAATAAAATCGAAACCGAAGCCGTCGCGGTTCCGGCAGGAACAGTGCTGACCGACATCACTGTTCCGGCCCGGCGGTTCGCATACGATCCCTTCGCCACCATGCGGGTGTCCATCGAAGTAGGAGACACCAGCCTGCTGACTACAGCATCCAGTGTGGATGACCTGTTCGAAGGTGCCAACATGGCGCTGGTGGGCACCCGTGGCCGCTGGACCATCATCAGCTTCAACAGTGTGGCTGACAACGGTGACGGCACGTTCACCCTGACCGGCCTGTTGTTCGATCAACGCAACACAGAATTGAACATGGGTTCTGCACCCGGCAGTGTCATGTTCGCCGCAGGCAGCACCAACTTTGTTCTGCTGAACCAGTCGTGGACGAAGAAGGTCTACTACCAAGCCGTGACAAACGGCCAACCGATCAGCAATCTTGTCTTCCGCTTCAAGGCGCGTGGTGAGTCCGGCAGGAACGCTGGCGTGGTGACGCATATCAAGAACAACGTGTCGCTGAAGAATCCACTGGTGCATGACATCCATGTCGAACGGTCGGCCACCGGGCGGCATGTGATAAAGTGGAACCCACGCAGCCGACTGCGCCAGACACTGGTGGATAGCACAGGGGATGTCACTTTCAGTCCGTGGCAAGGCCAAGACTTTGGTGTGTTCATCAAACCAATCGGCAGCCAGTTCACGCAGGGTGTGGTCTATAATGCCCAGACGCAATCTGTCACTTTCTATGAAGACGATGAAACCACAGTCAAGGTCTTCAGCGCACCGTGGAAGGGACTGCGCCGGGAAGTGATGCGGTTCGTGTCTGACATCCAGCAGATCAGCTTGGAGTTCAGCAACCTGAAGGACTTCCAGTGGAACTGGGAAATCTACAAGACCGAAGTGGATGGCGTGTTCAGCAGTATTGCAGAAAACACGATCACGTCTGGTGACTACATGTTCGACCCGGATGTGCGCGGATGGCTGACCAGTGTCGCAGATGCTGACTACCGCAACCGATTTGCGTATGACAGGCTGCTTGTGTCTGTTGTACACTGGTCTGAAATCCCGGCGCTGCAAGGTGACACGATCCGCGACTTCCCAGATCAATGGGTGAATGATCCGAACGCCGCACTGGGCAACTCCCCCAGTGATCTGTGGCTGCAACAGTATGGCGGCGGGTTCGCAAATATCTACCAGAAGGTGGTGAAAATTGAGGATGTGTGATGACCAATAACCTTGACCTTCAGACGATCACACCAAACCAGACCGGCAAGGAAGCGGCGATCAACACGGCGCTGGCCGAACTGGATGCCGTGATCACGGACTTGGAAGAATACATCCTGTCCGGCACCGACAGTTCAGTCACGCCGACTGAACTGGAATGGCAGCGACACCGCGTCTTCCGCATCAGTGAGAACGGCGGCACGCCGCTGACCACCCCGTCCTATGTCCAGCTGGTGACGACCAATCTGGTGCCGCGTGAATTCGTGGTGCACAACAACACGTCCGTGCCCGTGCAGGTGGGCAGCGGAATCGAGTGGGTGGCACCGGGTGGGTGGAAGACTTTCTTCTACGATGGCACCACCCTGTTCCATGTAACGGAAGATCGTTATGCCAACTTCTGGCATCAGCCAATCACAGCCATCAGTAACACAAACGTCACCATTGGATCGACCGGCGCAGGCGGTTCGGTGGACGGCGCTGGTCTGGATGAAGGCGACATCGTGCTGCTGAAGGATCAGACGACCGGCACGGAAAATGGCCTGTATGTGGTCGGCGCGACTTCCCTGTCGCGGGTGCCGTGGTTCCCGTCATCGAACGTCATGGTGGCTGGCATCACCGTCACCGCCCGCTTCGGCAACACCAACGCCAACAAGACCTATAAGCTGTCCAACACCGTCACGCTGGGATCAGGCACCGGCATCTGGGTGCCGTCCGGTGACAACGTGTTCGGGCTGGGTGTCTTCATCCCCGGCGCACCAACAGCGTCTGCGGTGATCTGGTCCTTCCTTCCTGTGTTCCCGTTCAGCCTTCCGGTGTCACTGACAGGCAGCCAGTTCCTTGCAGGCACAGCACCGACTGGTGGTGATGACGTTTACACGATCCGCAAGAACGGTTCGTCCGTGGGCACCATCACCTTCGCAGACGGAAGCACGACCGCCACCATCAGCTTCACCACTGCCACCAGCTGGGCAGTAGGCGACCGCATTGACATCGTGGCTGCCGCCACCCTGAACGGCAGCGAAAACATCCAAGCGACCTTCTTGGGATCGCGGCTGGGTTAATAGGAGAACACACAAATGGCTGACGCAAACTTCGACAACGTGGAACTGCTGCTGCACTTCGATGGTGCAGATGGAGCAACCACGACCGTGGACAACTCCAAGCGGTTCAACATCCTGACCTTCGCTGGTAATGCCCAGCTGGACACGGCGTTGAAGAAGTTTGGCACGGCTTCGCTGCTGACCGATGGTGTGGACGATGCTTTCGAAGTGAAGTGGCAGCCGGGCTTCGACTTTGCAGCAGGTGCCTTCACTGTCGAATTCGAAGTGAACGGCGGCGCATCCGAACCGGGTGGTTCTGTGGATATGTGTGGCATCTGGAACACCGGATTCAATGACCGGGTGTGGAAGCTGCGCTACGACCCGACCACCAACCGTGTCTTCTTCGACTATTCCACGACCGGATCAAACACCATCAGCAACGCCTACTTCGAACTGGGCACAGATGGCGTGGATGTCGCCACCTTCTTCGACGGCAACTTCCACCACATCGCAGTGATCCGCAGTGGTTCGAACATTTACCTGCATGTGGACGGGCAGGTGGGTTCTGGTGTGGACACCACCAATCCAACGCTGCGTGCGTCTTCAGCAAGCGGCAAGACTTCACTGCTGCTTGGTGGTGTTGGCGCAACCGGAACCATCACTGGTGACTTCGCGGGCAGCTTTGATGAATTCCGCATCACCAAGGGTGTCGCCCGCTACACGCCGGGCACCGACTTCACCCCGCCCGTGGCGGCCCACGAAGAAGACGACTTCCTGCCGACGACAGACCCGAACTTCAGTGATGTTGTTCTGCTGCTGAACTTCGAAGGCACCAACGATGGCACCACCTTTGAAGACCTGTCCAACAGCGAACACGTCATCACCGTGACAGGTGGAGACACCACCAGCACAGATCAAGCGAAGTTTGGTTCGCTGTCACTGCACCACGTGAAGAATGGACGCCTGAATGTTGGGGATGTAAGCAGCGCAGACTGGAACTTCGGCAGTGGTGACTGGACCATCGACTTCTGGCTGTATATGCCAGCAGAATCTGGTCTGGACAACTACCTGTTCAGCTTCGGAAATGTGGCCACATCACCGGACAAAACGCCATGGGGAATGTTCTATAGTGCATCACCGAACGCCTTTACAGGATATTTCCAAGTAGGGGACGGA